CATTAAAAACGCAGGAGCAATATATAAAGCATCAGTACAGAAAGATAAAGAAAGATTTGGGGCATAATGGCATTTAATATAGCAAAAATAAATCCTTTAGATTTACAACCTAGAAAAGCAATAGGAGTTAGTATACCTTTCTCTTCTAGAGCTGTCTTTCTATCTACATATACATCTCAAGATGCACTGAAGTCAAATTTAATTAACTTTTTACTAACAAATAAAGGAGAAAGATTTTTAAATCCAAATTTCGGGGCTAATTTAAGATCATTGCTATTTGAGCAAATGACACTAGAAGTTAAAGACACAATAGCATCGGTTATCAGATCAGGTATACAAGACTGGTTTAATAACGTTAACGTAGAAGCACTAAATGTAACAGAATCCACAGACTCCAATACTATTACAATCTATATGAAATACTCTATAGATTATACAAATATACAAGACGAATTGTTAATAAACTTTCAACAGTAATGGCTCAAGATAGAGATATAAAATATGTAAATAGGGATTTTAGTGATTTTAGATCACAGTTAATCGAATACGCAAAAAATTACTTCCCAGACTCCTACAACGATTTTACTCCCTCCTCCCCCGGAATGATGTTTATAGAAATGGCAGCTTATGTAGGAGATATTTTATCTTTCTATCAAGATACCCAACTTCAAGAAACATACATTCAACACGCTAAAAACCCTGCAAATTTATTTAATCTTGCTTATATGATGGGGTATAGACCGAAGATTACTACAGCATCAGAAGTAGATGTAGAGGTCTCTCACCTAGTAGATGCAATCTCTACATCAGGACCAGCTTTTAGAGGCCCAGACTGGACTCAAGCCCTACAGATACCTGCTAATACTAGATTAAAAACAACATCAGCAGGACAGGTAAATTTCTATATAAATAAACCTATTAATTTTAATTTCTCAAGCTCTTACGATGATACATTAGTTACTGTTGAGAATTTAGATGGACAAGGGGAACCTGTTCAGTACAGATTAACTAAGACAGTAAAAGCATACTCAGGGGAGGTAAAAACATTAACAGAGGTAATTACTTCTGTAGAAAAATTTAAGACAATAACAATAGATGATACAAACATTATCGGGGTACTGTCTGTAACAGAGCAAAACGGAGATGTGCCCTGGTACGAAGTTCCTTTTTTAGGGCAAGATACAGTTTTTATAGATGATGTAAATAGTTCTACAGATAAAGGAATTGTTCCATACCTACTAACTCTACAAAGAGTTCCTAGAAGGTATGTAACTAGATTCTCATCTACAGGTCAACTACAAATTCAATTCGGATCCGGTGTAGCAGGACAAGATGACACAGTAATTACCCCAGATCCAACCAATGTAGGTTTAGGATTAATACCAGGAGGTATTAATAGGTTAACATATGCATATGATCCCTCTAACTTCCTATCAACACAAGCATACGGTCTCGCACCCTCTAGTACTACATTAGTAATTAAGTATCTAGTAGGTGGAGGAGTATCAGCAAACATTCCTGCAAACTCTTTAACATCCTTAGTAGGGTTCGGATCAACACCAATAGGAGATACTACTACATTAACTTTTAATAACCCATTAGCAGCAGATGGAGGTAGAGATGGAGATACAGTTGATGAATTAAGACAGAATTCTTTAAGAGCGTTTAATGAACAAGGAAGAGCTGTAACTTTACAGGATTATGCAGTTAGATGTTTATCAATGCCAGCTAAGTATGGATCTATTGCAAAAGTACATGTAGTTCAGGATGAATTAACTAATCCTAATTTAAAAACAGATAGCATTATAGATAGTAATCCACTATCACTATCAATATATACTCTAGCTTATGATTATAATAAAAACCTTGTCGTATCTTCTAATGGCTTAAAAAACAACTTGAAGAAGTATTTAGCAGAGTACATGGTATTAACTGATTCAGTTAATTTTAAAGATGCTTTTATAGTAAATATTGAAGTACATTTTGATATAATTACTAGACCTAACTTTATAGGTAAAGATGTACTATTAACTTGTACAAATAAATTGAAAGATCACTTTAACATAAGTAAGTGGAATATAAATCAACCTATTAACCTATCTAGTATTTACACTCTTTTAGATAAAGAAAAAGGAGTACAAACAGTACAAAAAGTGGAAATAATTAACAAGGCAGGTGGTATTTATTCACAATATGCATACGATATCACAGGAGCAACTAGAAATAGTATCGTGTACCCTTCTTATGATCCAATGATTTTTGAAGTAAAATACCCGAATACAGATATTAAAGGAAGAATAACAACACTATAAGATGGCAGTATATAGAATATTTCCTGAAAAGGACACGTTTATTTTTACAGAAGTACCAACAGGTAATGCAGGTAAGGATGAAATAATTGAAATAGGAGGATACTCAGATATTGCAGGTACAGGAGAAACAAATAGGATACTTATACAATATAGTACCTCTGAGATTAATGATGTAATATCTAGTAAAATAGGAGCAGCTACATATAGTGCGAGTATTAATCTATACTTAGCAGATGCTTACGAAATACCAGTTGATTACGATTTATATGCATACCCAATTTACGGATCATGGGATAATGGAGTAGGTAAGTTTGGAGATATACCGATAAATACAACAGGAGTTTCTTGGCAATATAAAAAAGCAGGAGAGTCAGATGCATGGACTACAGTAGGGTTTGCAGCTAATACTACAGGTTCTTACAAACCTGGAACTACCGCTGGAGGAGGAAACTGGTATACAGGATCAAATGGAGTAAATTTAGAATTTACACAATCACATGGTTTAAACTCATCCAATGATGTAAATATAAATATAACTAAAGCTATTCAGATGTTTAATGCTAATACATTAACTAACAATGGGTTTATATTGAAACTCCCTAATAATCTCGAATATAATACTACAGCCTCTATCCGACTTAAATATTATGGTGCAGACACAAACACTATTTATCCACCATTCCTAGAATTCAAATGGGATGATAGTACATACAGCACAGGATCTCTTTCTGTTTTATCAAATAGTACTTCAATTATTAATCTCACAAACAATAAAGGAAAGTATGTAGATATAGGGAAACAGAGATTTAGAGTATCTGCAAGACCTAAATATCCAGTTAGATCTTTTACTACATCTTCAGCGTACCTAACAAATTACGCATTGCCATTAGCATCATACTGGGGATTAAGAGATGAAAATACAGAAGAGATGGTTGTTGATTTTGACACTAATTTTACCAAGATAAGTTGTGATTCAAATGGAGGATTTTTTGATGTGTATATGGATGGGTTGCAGCCTGAAAGATATTACCGTATATTAGTAAAGACAACTTTAGATGGAAGTACTACAGTAGTGGATAATCAAAATATATTTAAAGTGGTAAGAAATGGCTAATAATATAGAAATAAAAAAGACAGTATTTAATACTACAGACTTTAATAGAGTAATAAATACATCTTTTGAAACCTTTACACAACCAATTCCTGAGGAAGATACAGATACCTCTGAGGAATTGTTTCGCCTATATGAAAAGCTTTATTATGTTATCGATGTACAAGGAGAAAAAAACTCTCACCAATACCTGGTAAAAAAGAGTTCGGAATTATTAACCTTCGATAAAGTAACAGAAGATATTCAACCACTATTAGATGAAATAGCACAATTAAGAGAGCAGCTACTATCAGCTAATCAACAAATTATAGATCTAGAAACAAACGTATAATCAATGGCAGATATAACATATACAGTTACAGAGAATTCACCAGAGAATATACCAGGCTTTGAACAATACTCTCAAAACGATAGAGAGTTAATAAATTCATTTGAGGTTAATAATGTATTTAACCCAACTAAGAATTATATAGAGTTACATATACTTTCTCTTTCTGATGAACTATTAGAGAGTGATTCCCAATACAAAAACTACACACAACTAGGTAATGCACAATCCACCTCAGGTGGAGTATCCATCCTAACTGTAGACCCAGTTTATGATAGTAGAATATAC